TGAGGGAGCGCACTGCACCCACCCCTTGACGGAAACCCCGATAAGGGTTGCGGGATCTGAGCTTTTATCGTCTGCGTTTAAGTGCATGGTTTAACCTACCATGATCACGAACGCTAGACGGGGCTCACACCCGCTTATCCGCTACAAGGAAGTAAGTCTGCTCCCAGAGGGCTAACTCAGCCCAGAGTAGAGATTTGCTCTACAACCCAACGGCGTTTCAATGTGGCTGCGCCGTGCAGCACGGAACGCTCAAGTGGCTTTGAGTCACGAGGAGAGTCTAAACTATCTAATCTGTTTAGTTTTTCCAAGGACTTAAAGAGCGCGGCATATCCCTCCAGTGGATCTTGACGATACACTGGACCTGGAACCCACCCCTTTACTTCTAGGGAATGGTACCGACGAGACCGACGCAGTAGTCGGCGGTCAGTTGAACCAGGAAAAGATTTGCCTAGGACACTGGAATTCTCCCCAACATGGGGCAAAGGCCCTAATATGGACTCAACCTTCTCAAAGAGAAAGTTGGAGGTTTCAAAGAAACCCTTCTTATAGAAGTGGTTTCCAGCTGAAACCCAGGAGATAAGTTCCTGTGAACTCCGTCGGTCTTCAGGTGGAACGCGAGTAATGTATACCGGTGTTACATCGGCACCATTATAAGCATCCACTCCGCAAGATTCTCGGAATTTTCCGAGATAAAAAGTCTTGCGGTCATTTACCTTGCAATAGTATTTCTGCAGGTAATCGAAAACCGCTGTCGCATCATCAGACGGGACGAGAATATCGTCTCCGAAGATGTAGACGTCGCGTGAGACCGATTTCACGGCTCTACGACTTACAGGAAGGTTCCGCTTATTCAGGAGAGCCGCTATACAAATAGTATAGAAATACATCGACTCAACTGGAAAGCAGAGAGCATTTCCCATCGAAGCAAACTTCGTCAGTTGGACTATGCGTCCGTCTGGCAAAGCAGCTCTCTTCGATCGACATGCATCGATAGCATCCCTTAAGTCGGGATTGCTATCGAACATAGAAAGAGCCAAGGTCCGGAAAACCCGGTCACTGGCATCTTTCAGATCGATGGTCGCAAATCGACCGTCAACGGAAGAGGTCATCGCTAAAGATTGATTTACAGACTGATCAGTGAAATTCACATGACCAGCTGTCATCTCATCTCTCTCGAGGATCGAATACAATTCGTCCTTGAGAGCTTGTTGCGCGAACATCATGCAACAAGGTTCGATTGCGATGATTCTAGGGGACTTCAATGTTTTCGGAACGGAGACCACCCGTGAGGGTTGTTCATCCGCTTCGTTAACGATAGAAACTTGCTTAAGCTCCTCGGACGATAGATCTTCTCCAATACTAATCGGAAAAGCGCTGTCGATAAGAGGGAAATAAGGCTCAAGCCTATCGTGCCAAACACGCCATTGGTACTTCCCATTAGGGCTGTACCGTTCAGCGGTGTTGCCGGGACCATGCCGAGGGACCAACATATCAACGCGTATGCGAGATATGAGACGGTTCCACAGCATAAAAGAAACATTGATAAATTCGTCAATGTCTTCTTTCGGCAATTGGCACATTGAAAGTTCGTGCTCAGTAGCAACGAACCCTTCGAACGCCTTGCGCTCCCTTTCGGGTGTGCAAGGGAGTTTTGTCTTTTTGAACGTAAGGCAGATTTGCCTAATCGATTCAATAGTGGCAAGAACTCTACGTTGGGGGTTATACTCATCGTTGAAAATCCTTCCTGTCTCTTTATCAAACACACGACCGACGAGACCTTGCAGAAATGCAGGAACGAGTCCGCACTTCCTAAAATAAGGAAACTGCGCCGGGTCGATATAACCCTGTTCAAGGCTTTTTTCAAAGTCAGAACAGAAGTTAGGTAGGGTTATTGTCAAAAACGATAGCCCTTGTGTTTGCACGCGGGATCGTATAGTTTTTAGATCTCGCTTAGAGACCTTAGCGACGCAATGCCGGCAGGCGTCCTGGTAGACGCGCCTGGCCAATTCTAGGTAGTCACTTACGTGGCTTTGCATTGACTGCTCCTA